ATGGCGTCGGCGCGCGCGACGGCGTTGCCGCCCGAAACGTCGTTGGCCGAGTTGAAGACCAGCACGGTGGCGACCCGCTGCTCGACCGCCTGGATGAAGAAGCCGGCGCCCGACTGGCCCTGGTCGACGGGGCGGGTGCCGGCATCGAGGAGGAAGCCGGAGACCGGGGCATTGGGCAGCGCATTCTGGCGCACCAGCTCGGCGAGGTCGGCGGCGAACTGCAGGCGCTCGGCCGGCAGCTCGGCCACCTCCGCGGCGAGGCGGGCGCGGAACTCATCGAGCAGCATTGGCGCCCCCGGAGGTCTCGCCCAGAGGGACGGCCATGTATTCGTCGGCCACCTCGATGAGCTCGGCCTCGTTGTCGGGGCTGAGGCCGAGGAAGGCACGGCGCGGCATGTCGACGAAGTGCTTGCGGGCCCACTCGCCGGCCACCCTGAACATCAGGCCGCGCTCGGTCTTGGCGGTGATGCGGCCGCCGAACTGGTGGATGGCGGCCTGGATGGCATTGGTGCCGATGGCGACGCCGGCGTCGGTCGCCTCGTGGGTGATCGAGGCGTAGAAGCGGCCGGAATCGCGCAGCGTGTTGCCGCCCTCGACCAGGACGCGGATCGACGGGGGCCACTTCACGCCCTGCGGGTCGGTCTGCGTCTCGAAGCGCTCCTGCGTCTGCAGCACGCCGACGCGGCCGACCTCCTCCCACAGGGCGCGCGGCTCGGCCAGGGCCCGGGCCGCGGCGCCGAGCTTCTGGCCGACGTCCGCGGCACCTTCGATGCGGATCGAGACGCCGGTCATCAGATGTACCCCGTCATGGTGTCGGCGGTGAGCGGCCGGGAGGGTTCGTTGGTCAGCACCTCGTTGGCTTCTGTGCCGGCGGCCTCGATACCGGCGGCCGAGATCACCATGGTGCCGTTGGCGATCGCCTGGAGCTGGCGCAGCGCGTCGTCATAGTCCTTGCGGATCTTCTCGGGCGCCACGCTGCCGTGGGCCATGTAGATGGCGACCACCTGGGCGAGGTTGGTGACGAGCTCGGGCACGGTGACGAGGGGCAGCTGGTAGCGGCCGCCCAGGTAGCCGTCGATCAGCGCGCCGGCATCGGCGATGGCGCGGGCGAAAAGCGCCGTGTCGGGCTCGGTGGGGAAGGCGCCGCCGCGATCGGAGAGCTGCAGCAGCATGGGCGCGCCGTAGCGGGCGCTCAGCTGGTCGATGTCGCAATAGGCCGCCATCAGCTGAACAGCCCCGCGACCGTCGCGGCGGCGCCGCTCACCATCAGCCCGACGATTAGGGCGACGACGCCGGCAAGCAGCAGGGTGTGCCAGAACGGGTCGGCCGTACCCGGCGCGTTGCGCTCGATCAGGCCATGAAGCAGCAGCCCGATGGCGGCGACCAGGACGAAGACGATTGCGAAAGTCCAGCCGAACAGCATGCGCTTGCCCCGTCTAGGTTGTCCTGGATGGCACCGCCGGCGGAGGCGGACTTGGTTCCCCCGCCGGCGGCCCCCTTTCGGCATCACGTCCAATCGAAGAGGAGTTGGAGTGTTGGACGGCTGCCGAAGATCTCGATCAGGCGGCGTTGACCGCCAGGTCGGCATCGCCGAGCAGCTGCTCGAGCTGCGCGCGGCTGACCCGCACCTGCTGCTCGCTGCTGCCGAAGTTGAAGCCGGCGCGGCGGCGGCCGCCGGCCGGGCCGATCACCTTGACCTCGACGGTGCCGTTGGCCTCGAACTTGAAGCGCCCGAGCGCCGGCCGCTCGCGCTGGATGTTGGCGGCCAGCGCTGGCGCCGACCCGCCCAGGGTGAAGGAAAGCCGCGCATCGGCGGCGATGAGCGCCTTCTGCTCGGGTGTCACGTCGATCACGAGCGGCGTGGCGCCGAACTGGAAGCCGGCGCGCCGCAGCCCGGCGGCCGGGCCGATGACGGTGACGGTCTCGAGGCCGTCGAGGGGTTTGGCGTCCGAAACCGTGGCGGTCGAGGTGAGCTTGATGTTCTCCGCCGAACCGGCCAGCAGGTCGCGCGCGAAAGCGATGACCTCGTCGGGTGTCACGCCGCGCTCGGCCGCGAGCTCCTCCAGCTGGGCACCGAGCCGGGCGCGAAGATCGTCGGCAGTGGCGGCCGGCGCGATCGTCGAAGTCTCGGCCGGAGCGGCAGGCGGCTGCGGAGCCGAGGCCGGGGCAGTCGGGGCGACGCTGGCAGGCGCGTCCTTCGCGGTGGTGGGCTTCTTGGCCATCAAGGTTTCCTCTCGGGTCTTGCGGCAGGGGTTCGGTCGAAACCCCTCCCGGAAGACCCGCCGCCCGGATTGGGCGGCGGGGCAGTTCCAGCGAAGCCGTCAGCTGGTGGTACTTCGGCCGGGCGGACAGGAGCCGGCGCCCAGGGTGCCGAACGGGTCGGGCGGCGGGGCGAAGGCGAAGCCGACCCGGGCCGGCGCGATCTCGACCAGGCAGAGCCCGGTCTCGGCGAGCAGTGCCGCGTCGCAGGTGACGAAGGCCGGGGCGCTGAAAAGCTCGACGGCCGGCGTGACGATGGACATGGCGAAGTCGGCGGCGGAGGCAGGGGTGCAGTCGAGCCGTTCGATGGCGACAGGGCCATCGTCGGGCACCGCCGCCAGGGCCGGCATGGCGAACATCGACATGGCGGCGGCGGCAGCAGCAACAAGGAGGACGGAAAGGCGGTTCATTGCGATCCTTTCGGGGTCTTGCAGAGAGGGCGATTGCCGCGCCCCCTCTCGAAGACCCCGCCGGCAGATGAACCGCCGGCGAGGGTGGAGCGGTCTCCCGCGTGGATCAGGGCAGCCAGGGACAGACGAGCAGCTCGGCGGTGCCCTTCCACTCGTTGGTCTCGCCGCCCGATGCGTATTCGGAGTTGAGCAGCTTGCGGCCGGCGCTCTCGTTGGAGGAGCCGACCACCAGCAGGTTCGGCGTGTTGCCGAGCGGGTTGCCATAATCGCCGGTCATGCCGGTAAGGGCGGCGCGGGCCGCCTTGTAGTTGGCGGCATCGAGCGTCTGCTTGGAGCCATAGGCCTGCTGCCAGAAGCCGTAACCGACATTGGAGCGGGCGTCGGCGCCGTAGATGAATTCCTTGCGGTCGAAGACGTTGTCGTCGGTCGGCCGGTCCTTGGCGACGAACTCGAAATCCTTGCGCCGCTGGAAGATCAGCGGCTTCAGCGGCATGTTCGTGCACATCAGGAACCAGGCCGCGCCGGAGCCGCCGCCGGTGTTGGAGACCGACTGGGCTACGCCGTTCTTGTCGAGCACCGGGTGGTCGGTGTCGAAAAAATACTGGCCGTCGTAGCAGTTGGTGGCGAAGCCATCGAGCAGGAGCTGGAAGATCAGCTGGTCGGCCAGCGCCTTGGTCTGGGCGCCCATCTCCTGGAAGAGCGGCACGTAGATGCCGAGGTTGTCCGTCTCGATATGGTCGCGATCGACGCCGAGGGTCAGTTCCCACGCCTTCTCGCGGATCGCATAGTCCGACTGCATCAGGTTCTGCACGGCGCGCGGGCCGATCCACTCGCGGACGCGCGGCACCTTGCCGAGCCAGCCGTACTTCTGCTCGATCTGGGTTGAGGGTACGAGCGTGGCGACCCGGTCCCAGTAGGAGCCGGCCTGGCTGAGGCCGCCCTGGAAGGAAGTCTTGAACCCAACCCGGAGGGTATCGAGGTTGGCGGCGTTGATGAGCATTTAAGCGTCCTTCAAAGCGAGGTTTGGCGGCGGGCGGCCGGAGCGCGTCCGATCAGCTGGCGAGGGCGAGGAGGTGGGTGACGAGCGCCGGCTCGTCGAAGCGGACGAGGACGCCGAGGTTGGCGTCGACGGCTTCGACCCAGCCCGCCGGCGAGCGGGTATTGGTGCCGTTGGTCTTGGCGACCTGCTCGTCGTCGACGACAAAGCAGATCTCGCCGATCTCGGCGATCGTGATGGCGTCGGTCGAGGTCGAGTTCTTGTACCAGAAGCAGCCCGGCAGGTAGCGCAGGGTCTCGTCGCCGTTGCCGGCGCCGCCGGTCTTGCGCTCCTCGGCGCGGCCGCAGCCGACCAGCAGGGTGGCGGTCTGGCCCTTGGTCAGGTAGCCGGCGGCGTTGCGCATGACGATGGCGCCGGCATAGACGACGACGGAGGCCAGGAGGCCGCCGACGCGATCGGGGCCCTGGGCGCGCTGGGTGTTGCGGTCTTTGGTCAGAGCCATTGTCGGAGGTGTCCTCGAGCTCGGGTTACAGGTTGGCTTCGGCCGCACCTTCGGCGGCCAGGGTCTTCTTGAAGGCCTCGGGATCGACGCCCATCAGGGCGATGGCCTGGCGCTGCTCGGGCGTGAGGTCGCCGGCCTTCTGCTGCGCCTTGGGCGGCACGATCGTGGTGTGGGTCGGGCCGAAACTCGGCATGGCGCCGATTTCCTTCTCGACCGCCGTCGGCTCCTGCATGTGGCGTGTGATGTAGTGGTCACGCATGGCCGGAACCACACCGACCTTCTTTTCCCGGATCGCGCCGTCCACGAACGCGGTAGCCTTGTCACGGCGTGTCTGCTCGTCGAGGGCGTTGAAGCGGGTCGTGACCTCGTTCAGCGCCGTCTGCAGCGCGACGACCTGGTCGTTGCCGGCGCCACTTTTCTTGAGGCCGCCGATGGCGCCGAGGACGGCCTCGGCGGTCGCACCCTTCGCCAGGCCGGCGGCCTCGGCGATCGGATCGAGCTGGGCCTGCAGCGAGGTGGCGGCGGCCTGGCGCTCGGCGTGCAGCGTCTCGACGGCGGCGACCAGGGCGTCCTCGGACGTGGTATCGGCGAGGCCGAGCTTGGCGGCGAGCTTCTGCAGCAGGTTCATGTCTTGCTCCGAATGCAGCGAGGCCATGCCCCGCAGGTTGGGTCGGTTGACGAGGCTGGCGCGCGAGATCGCGAGCACTTCGCCGTTCTTGGTGTGGAGGATGGCGGGGGAGACGTAGCGATAGGCCTTGTCGGCCATCATCTGCCGCCCGGGCGGCGTCCAGTCGACGTGGCCGTAGATGCCGTCGGCGCGGACTTCGAGATTGTCGATCCAGCCGGCGGCCGGGGCCGGCCCGCCCTCGCGCATGGCATGGTCGGTCGAGTGGTTCTCGTCGAGCACCATGGCGCGCTCGAGCTGCAGCGACCGGGTGACGATCGCCTGGGCATCCTTGACCAGGAACGGACCGCGGCCGTCATGGGTGCGGATCTCCGACCCGGCGGGCAGCAGCATGATCCAGTCGGGAACCGTATCGCCGGCCGGCAGTTCCTGTGCCGCGCACAGCGCCACCATCTCGCCGGCATCAGCCTGGAGCGAGAGGATCAGAACTTCGGGGGTTGCAGGTTGCCTCGTCATGGGCGACAACATGCCCAAGCGACCGGGCCCGATAACCCCGGAAAGCTTTCCGTACCGACCCCCTCCCCGAATGCATGGATTATGCCCGCCTCTGCCGAGGAGGTACCCCCATGCCGGATTTCTACCAGGGACTGGTCGACGCCCGCGGCCAGCCGATCGCCAAGCCCCAGCTCACCGAGGAGGTGGCGGCCGCCACCCTATCGGGCGTGCGCCAGGTGCTCACCAGCTATCCCGGCGACGGGCTCAACCCGGTACGCCTCGCCGCCCTGCTGCGAGAGGCCGACGCCGGCGACCCCATCCGCCTGCTCGAGCTGGCCGAGACGGTGGAGGAGCGCGACCTTCATCTCGTGGGCGTGCTCGGCACCCGCCGGCGCTCGGTCAGCCAGCTCGAGATCACAGTCGAGCCCGGCGACGACAGCGCGCCGGCGGAGGAGAGCGCCGAGCTGGTGCGCAAGTGGCTGAAGCGCGACGAGCTTACCGACGAGCTCTTCGACATGCTCGACGCCATCCACAAGGGCTACAGCTT